TTGCTTGTGGTATAAGTGTGTTGCTTTCTAACGTTTCACCGCTTTCTACGTGAAAGATAATAGTGTTTAAGTAATTGTCTTCTTCGTGTGTGTTAATTAGTTGTGTGAATCCTAATCCGTGTTTCTGTAATAACGGATTAATCTTGTCGAAGATTGTAGGCAAGTCTGCATACGAATAGCCATAACCTTTTGTGCCTTTGAATATAGGCTTTACTTCTTGCTGAAAAGCTGCAAGTGCTTTAAATAAGTGTTTCATAACGTAAATATATTAAGTGTTTGTGTATACAAATATAGTGTTTATTTACTTACCAATGTGCATACAGGTAATAAAACTCCTTCGCTTGTGTTGTCATCACCACCTTTTACTCTTTTCAAGCCTTTAATTTTACATAGTTTCTTTAATTTTTCCATTTCAATAATAACTATCTGCTCGTTACTTATTATAAATGCCCAAAATGTAGCAATAGAAGTTGATATACCACTAAGTTTATCTCTGCTCTTATATTCAACAAAAACATTTCCTGTTTCTTGGGCTTGAAAATCTGTTTTAACTTCTATCGTATCGCCTTTTAATAATAAAATATTTGCTAATAAATTTTCACCTTTTTCACCTAATTTTAAATCATATCTCCAATCATTGTTATATTCCATTCTTTACTTTTTGTTTATACAATTCTATAATGTCTTTTAATTCTTCACGTGTATACTTTCGTGTTTTGTGTGCTTCTTCGTGTAGGCTTATAAGTTCTTCGCCTCCTATTCGTTTTTCTATGCCTATTTGATAGTTAAGTAAGTTTCCGTGTTTATGTTGGTTACAAGCCACACATTGACCGTGTACGTTCCTTTCATCAAATGTTACTGCTTTATGTGTGCCACTACTAAAATAGTGTCCAGCGTCAAATTTACCTGTAAGCAAACTATTGCAGCTTATGCAGTTTTTGTTTGAATCTCGCTTACGAATAAACGAATTAAAATAAGTCTGTGCCTTCTTCATTAGGCTTTGCACCGTTTCAAGTTCTTCTTTCAATTGTTTCTTTTCTTTCTTCCAGTTCTTGACCTTTGCAGTTTCTACCCATACTTTAACGCATTCAGACTTAAAGCAATATTTTTGGTTAAAGTGCTTTGCTTCAAATTTCTCTTTGCAGTTTTTACAACGTGGCATCTATTGGCGTAAATATGTAAACATCATCTACAGCACATTCTTCGTTTACGCAAATGTATGTGCCTATTATTCCTTCGCCTTCTATTCCGTAGTCTTCGTATTCGTATTCTTGTTGCCATATCATTGTTTGGCTGCATTGTGGGCATTTCATAATTCTAATTTTAAGTCTTTAATTTCTTCTTTTAGCTTGTCTATTTCGTGTTTATGTTGTGCTATTATAATTTGATTACGTAGGTTCGCTTTACATTCTAAATAGTATTCGTCTTCAAACTGTAAAAAAACGTTGTGGAAGTGTTCTATGTCGTTTGCACTTTCTTGCATAGAATTTATTAAGTCTGTTCTGTCTTCGTGTTTTTCACGTAGTTCTTCAAGACTTGACTTAAACTTTATCAAGGTAGTTTTTAAGTTAATCTTTGCTTTTAATATTTCTAAACTATTCATCTTTCTTGTGCGTAAATTTTGTTATAAATATTTGGCGCTAAATTTTCTTGCTCATAATACAAAAACTTTTCGACATCGAACCACATAATTAATTGTCCTATCTTACCAGCAGAACGTGGCTTAATTTTGTTAAAGTTTATAGTTGCTTGGTTGTAACCTAAATCTTCACGGTGTACCGTTATCATACACTTACCACTATTGAACCATTCAGAACCACCTTTTAAGTCATACGGTGAAGGTACACTACGTTTTCCGTTTATCTTTTCTGTAAGCTTTGGGTGTATAATCGTGTGTAAATGTAGTTCGTTGTCTTCAGCTATTTGGTTTCTATACGGTAGCACTACTTCTAAATATTGTGCGTAACCTCCGTAGTCGTGGTATGGGTGACTTAAGTCTTTCCAACTGTCAATACTTGCAGTTTGTAATCCGTTTTTTTGTTTAAGTTCTACTGCATAGTCGTAAAACTGAAACGGAGTCATTTTTGCTTTTACGTCTTTCTTTGTTAGTATTTGAAAGTGTTCAAATATCCAATCTAAACTGTTTGTGATTTCTCTGTCTTTGATCACATTGTTTTCTAATGGATTGAAGCTTTTACCTGTAAGCTTGTGTATTAAGTCTGCAACTATTTCTACGTTGTTGCCTACATCTGGAAAGTAAACCAAATGTTTCCAACCATAAAACTTACTTGTGTTTAATAAGCATTCCATAAGCACTTGTGTTTTACCAGACATAGGAAAACCTGTCCAATCTGTGCAGTTGCCTAATTGCATACTGTAGAATTCGTCTAAACCTTGCCAACCTAAATACTTACCTTTTTGATTGTAGTTATCTCTGTGCTTAAATATTTTGTCTATTATGTCTTTTGTTTCTGTTACCTTATAACCTTCTATTCCCACGGTGCTTTAAATTTATTAAGTGTTTTTAGTTCGTGTTTTGTTTGTTCCTTCTTCAACCAATTCTTGCAAGTCAAATATAATGATTTGTATTTTTTATTGTTTTTAAAGTTCTCTATGCTATCAATACACGAGTCAATAGTTTTCTTTTCGTAGTCAGCTTCTAACTTGTTAAACTCTGAAACAGACATAGACAAATGCGCAAAGCGCCTATATATATCTTTTTCTTTATCATTATCTTTATCACTATCTCTATCAGTTATGTTTGTTATAGGTTTATAACACTTGTTATCTTTGTTATCTTTTGCCCAACGTTTTGCCATTCCTTTTTTACCAGCTTCACTTCTTTTTTTACAAGTAGATTCGTATTTACGTAAGTCACGCTTTAGACTTTGTTTAATTGGTTCAAAACATAAGTCTGTTATAATATCTTCGGTTTCTGGGTTTAAGTCGTTAACGTACTCTAAAACGTGTTTAAACAACTTACCAGCTTGTTCGTCGTTTAACTTCTTTACTGTGTGCAGCAAGTCGCAGTATAGTAAAAAGCTTTTCTTATTGTCTGCCATATTGATTTAAAAAAAAAGTGTCACGCTTTCGGCAGTTGCGGTTGCCTACTCACGTAACACTTAAAAATATTCTTGATTTTTTCCGCAACAAAACACAAAGTTAATTAAATTCCGTACATACCATTATCTAAACGTCTTTTTATTATGTCTAAATCTGTTATAGTAGTAGCTTTTCTTACGTCTTTATCCAGATTGTATTTTATTACTGCTTCTTCTATGTCTTCAAACTTTTGTGCATAGCGTTCTGTGTCTACCTGTAGCCTTACATCATTAAGGCTTAAAAGGTCTTTATAACGCTTTATGCCGTGCAATACAGTTGCGTGATTCATATTAAACAACCTTGCAATGTATGCGTAAGTATATCCGTTTTCTCGTAGAAGATTAAACAAAAATATTCTTCTATGTACTATGTGTTGTTCACGGTTTCTTTTTTTAAGTCCGTCTTTTTCTATTACCTCTTTAATCAAGTCTACCATATATCCAAGTTATTAGTGCGCAGTATATTATTTCTGTTAATCGCATAGTTCAATTTTAATTATCAAGCCTTTCCACAAGTTAAAAGCGTTTATTGCGTCGTGTCTGTTGTATGCCTTTATGTGTTTCATTGCATAGCTTACAGGTGCGCTTGTGTCGCTTCCTTTGTAAGTCTTGTAAGTAATTCTATAAGTGTTTAACATTTCTTCACGTTTTAGTAAATAGTCAAAATAAAGACTATCGTTGAAATTATCCCAAAATTCAAGTTTAAATGGTTCTATCATATTATTTGTCTTCGTTTAAAATTCGTTCAAGTTCTGAACATATATCTTCTTTAGAATAGTATAAAATGCCTTCACATTCTAAAGTGTCTATTCTTACAAAAGTTGTAGTTTCTTGGTGTTCTTCGTATTGTATTTCATCTGTAAAACTATTGAAGCTTACCGCTTCTTCTATCCAGTACGTTTCTTGTTCTATGCAAACACGAAAAGAAGTATCGTGTATTCCAAACTCTACAATATCGTCTTCAATGTTGAATATATCTATTTCGCCTCTCATTATCCAAAAATTAAAAGTGTGTAATAAAATATCGTTAACAATCCAAAAAGTGACATTGCGCCTAATATAAAATCTGTTGTTTCCTTTTTCATAATCTATTTATTTAATTCGTTTTTAAGTGTTTCTAAAAATAGTTTGTAGTTGTGGTCACCGTAATTGTTTTCTAAAATACCAGCAACAGAAACTGCAAAGTCTTTTACGTTTAAGTCTTCGTCAACAATGCGTATAGCTTTGTCTAAAAGTTGTTCTAATAATTTTGTTTTTGATATCATTTTTTAAGTGTTAAAAAGGCGGTTTTTACACCGCCTGTTGGTTTTATTGGTTAATAATTTGACCTATTTTAATAAATTTACTTAACTCACTGTCAATTGCCTCTGTTAATCTTAACCAATCTTTTGGGTTTTTTCTATCAAAAGTATAAGCTTTATTTGGATACTTTTTTCTTCTGTTGTTTTCTATTTCTTGAATAATTCTTCTTACATTCATTTTGTGTGTGTTTTTTAAGTGTGTTATTTAAATTGTATACACAAATATAACTACTCTTTTCTAATTATCAACAATAAAAAAGCAGTTATTAACAAAATAAATGCAAAAAACTTCTGTAAGCCTTGTAAATACTACAAAAAAAAATTAAAATAAATGTGTAAGTCTTGCTACTTGTCCGTTTTCACGGTGATGAATAAAGCCTTCTACTGCTTTGGGTGCGTGTTGGTAGCCTTTTTTATGATGCCAAGAGTCTGTGCCAGAAGGCGAACGTAAGCTTTCAACACATAAACCAATATAGTCTTTTGAAAATTTGTGGTGTACGTGGTGCGTAAAAACGTATCTGTGTTTAGTTTCTGCCCATTCCATAGGAAATTCTGTAGCCATAAGCAAAGGCAAGTCTTGGTGCTTTGCGCCGTCGCCGTGTGTAGTTCCGATTAAGTTCTGTCCGTATTTATAACCTTTACGATGTGCTATTGAACAGTCAAAAGTTATTTCTTTGTTGTTTCTAAAGTACGTTTGTATTACGTCAGCAAGAAAAAAACCGCTTTGATAGTCGTGGTTACTTGGATTAAAAGTAAAGTGTACAGGTGCTATTGCAATCAGTTGTAAAAGTATATCAACATAAAGTTGTTTAGCTATTAAGAAATTACTGTACCATTGACCGTCTGTATCTTGTGGCGTTCCGCTGGTAGTAGTTCGGTGGGGTGTGTCTATGTGTAGAATATCGTTACCACCGATAAATAAAATCTTATCTATTGGAAAGCCTTGTGCTTTGTTTAGAATGCCTTGTACGCCTTCTTTTACACGTTTAACTGCAATTTGATTGTTATAGTCTTCGCCTGTTTCGAATGAATCTGCAAGTTTGCCGATATGAATGTCTGCTGGGTCAATTACTAATAAATAGTCTTTCTTTTCTTTGGTTCGTTTTAACGTTGGGTATTTAGGCGCAAATTGTTTAAGGTCTTCTATAAGTTTTTTACTTAATTCTTCAATCTGCTTTTGTGATTCGTCTTTATGTAAAGGATTCTTAAAGAATAAACTAGCATCTTTTGTTTTAAGCCAACCGTGTTTAACGCTTTCAACGTCTACACCAGCTTGTTCTGCTGCTGCCTTAACGCCTCTGTATTGAAATATTAACTGTTGTTCGTCTTCTGTTAGTCTATATCTTTTGTTCATAAGAATTTTTTAACTAATTGCATAACTGCCAAAACAAGAACGATAAGAAAAACCCATAGTAAGTAGTTAGGTTGTTTACTTGCTTTTGCTTTCTGTACTTCTACTCTAGTTTCAAATCTTATAGTGTCTCTGTGTATCTTGTATTCTATTCGTGTTTCTAATCTTGTCTTCGGCACAAATACGTTTTCATAATGTACTATCGTGTCTTTACTACTAAAGTATTTTTCGTATACAATAGTGTCGTGAACAACAATAGGCACAGAATCAATTGTAGCTATTCTAATCGTGTCGCTTGAAATAAGCGGTTTTAAGCCTTTCTTTAATGCCTTTTGGTAGTGATAGTTCGATGAACAAGAAAACAGCGTTAGAACGCAAATAAGACTATAAATTCGCATATTCTTCTTTAACTATGAATGACGGACAACTTTTATTGGCATATTCGTTGTGTCCGTGAATCGTCATATCTTTATTATACTTATAAATTAGTTCGTGCATAAGTTTTATAAGACTGTCTTTCTGTGCTTGTGTTCGTGTATCTTTCGCTTTCTTCATATCTTTAGACATACCACCAACATAGCAAATACCTATTGAACCTCTATTTTGTCCGCTACAATGTGCGCCTTGTTTGTTTATTGGTCTGCCTTCTTCAATAGTTCCGTCTATATGTATTAAGTAATGGTAGCCTATGTCGTTAAAACCTCTTTTAAGGTGCCAACGTCTTATGTCTGCTACATCGTGTTCACGTCCTTCTGGCGTCGCTGTTGTGTGAATTATAATCTTATTTACCTTTCGCATTTATGTCTTTAAAGTCTTGCGTAACTTCTTTTGCTCTGCTAAACAAGTTTTTTAACGATGTCCATAAGTCAATTCCTTTGACTGCTTTTATATTTTCGTTAAGGCTAATGACTTCGATTGACACTAAAACTAAAGCAAGTATTTTAGTAATCAGCAGTTCAACAGAAAAAAATGTTAACACTATGTCGTTGATAATAAAGTAATCTATTAAATAGAATAGCATTACTGTAACTTCATAAAGCAATATTTTAGAAATTACTGCGCTTAATTTTCTTGACGTTATTGGCGTCTTCATTTTGCGAGATTTCCAAACGCCTGTAATCGTGTCAACAATTACAGAAACACCGATTAAAATAAGTATACCGCTTATAGGCATAAAAAAGGAGGAAATAATTCCAAGCAGTTGCATAGAGTAGGCTTTTAGTTTTAGTTGTAATATTAGTAACTGCGTTTTCATTGTTCAAGTTGCTCGGTTAGTTGGTAGGTTAGGTAAATTGCAAGAAATAACCCAATAGCCTTTACGTGAAAAGTATTATCGTAGAGCATTCCAAAGGCTGCAATGTAACCTGTAATGAAATATAATATGGCTAAAACTTTAGTATGCATTATTCTTCTTTTATAGGTT